AGCATACCTAAAAAAGCGGAAAAGAATGAAAATCCGTTATTAAAGGCGTTGAATGGATCATGATTAAAGATAGTAGGGCCTACAAATATGCTCTTTGGTGTATAGAAGAAGGTAATCGGAAAGTACCCAGATATGTAAAAAAACAGGCCAGAGCATGGATTGATATAGTGGAAGGGCGAAGTGATGAAGCCTATATTGACGAGAAGGCATATGACAAGATAAATAAATTGTTAAAGCTAATGGTTCATCCAGATTTAAAATGTCCGATGAACGAAGGCCTAGAGGATTATGCTTGGTTGCTGATAGTAGCTGTGCTTTGCACTAAGCTTAAAAACAGCGAAAATAAAGATATTAGGTATTATATAACCGCAGTATTGGAGATATGTCGTAAAAACTTTAAGACATTCAACTCAGCGGTTATTTTTATTTTATTAATGCTAACCGACCCACAATTTAGCCGATTCTTCTCTGTGGCACCTGATTTAAAGCTATCAAAAGAGTTACAGATAGCCATTAGAAAGATAATTAAATCCAGTCCAGTATTAGCCGATGGTGAAACATTTAAGCTCCTAAGAAGCGAAATAAGGTGTCTGCTAACAGAAAGCGAATATGTGCCTTTAGCATATTCAGAGGATAGGATGGATGGAAAACTAGCCAATGCTTTTTTAGCTGATGAAGCAGGGGCGATGGATAGTTATCCAATAGAGGCCATGAGGTCCTCACAAATAACTCTATTCAATAAGTTAGGGATTATTATAAGCACCCAATATCCAAATGACAATAATGCCATGATTGATGAGATAGACATATCCAAGAAGGTATTGGATGGCTTGATAGAGGACAAAAGGAGATTTTCACTACTTTATGAGCCTGACGATGATTTATTAGTAAATGACCAATGGATGACAAATGATCTAGTCATATATCAATCAAATCCTGTAGCAGTAGCCCATGAATATATATTTGATGCGATAAAAGATATGCGAACAATGGCAATTCTTTATGAAAACAAGCGTGAGAATTACTTATGTAAGCATAACAACATCAAGTATAAGGGCTTAGGTGTTGAGGGCTATGTGCCTATTGATAAGGTTAGAGAGTGCAAGATTAAAGAGGACCTAAATTTCTGGAATGGTAAAAGAGTTTGGGTCGGCTTAGACCTTTCACAAACTGATGACAATACTGCGGTTGCCATGGTAACAGAACACGAAGGTATTATTTATGCTAAAGCTTTTGGATTTATACCCAGAGATAAGATAGACCTAAAAAGCAAAAAAGAAAAGGTTGATTATAATAAACTAATCAGGCATAAAGTTTGTTATGCCTGTGGGGATGAAGTAATTGACTACTCATTTGTAGAGAACTTTTTAATTGAGCTAGAGGTTAGCTATGGTGTTGAAATCCAGCAAGTGGGCTATGACCGATATAATGCAATTTCTACAGTTCAGAAACTAGAAGCAGCAGGCTATGAATGTGTTGAGATTAAACAGCATTCAAGCGTACTTCATATGCCTACAAAGCTACTAAAGGAGTGCATTTTGAATAAGGAATTTAGGTATGACGAAAACCTAATGCTAGAGATAAACTTCCAAAATGCACGTTGCACCGAGGACACCAACTTAAATAAGTATGTCAACAAGAAAAAATCAGAAGGTAAAGTTGATATGGTAGTAGCTTTAATCAATGCTATATATTTATTACAACAAGACCTATTATTTGGTTCTGATTTTATTGTGCAGACGGTCTAGAAAGAAGGTGATAAATTGAAATGGCCATGGCAAAAAGAAGAAAGAGCAGAGCAGACCTCATATGAAGATGCTTTATTAACTGCATTATTAAGTAAAACCACTGTAACTAAGAATGAGGCATTGAACATACCTAGTTTAAATGGTTGTATTAGTTATATTGCAAATACAGTGTCCATGCTACCTATAAAGCTCTACAAAGAGGATGATGGAAAGGTTGTAGAAGTTAAAGATGATCCGAGGGTTATGCTTCTGAATGATGATACAGGTGACACCCTTGATGCAACTCAATTTTGGAAAGCTATGATTTCGGATTACTTCTTAGGAGGAGGTGGATATGCTTACATCAATAAACGTGGCAATAAGTTTATTAGCCTTCATTATGTTGATGAGAAGCAAGTATCAATCCAAAAGAACAATAATCCTATCTTCAAGGACTATGATATATTAGTCCTAGGTAAACCTTATAAACCTTATGACTACATTAAATTACTCAGGAATACCAAAGACGGTTGCAGTGGTACTAGCATAATAACAGAGGCATCTAAAATATTAAGTGTAGCATATAATACACTGATATTCGAAGAAGCATTGGTTAAAAAGGGTGGAAATAAGAAAGGTTTCTTAAAATCATCTAAGAAGTTATCTGATGATGCTATGAGAATGCTGAAAGAAGCTTTTAAAAGGCTCTATAGGAATAACGAAGAAAATGTTGTAGTCCTTAATGATGGTATAGAGTTTCAAGAGGCTTCTAATTCATCTGTTGAAATGCAGCTTAATGAGAATAAGGAAACTAACTCAACTGAAATTTGCAAACTATTCAATGTGCCTGAAACCATTATTAAGGGTGCAGCCAATGAAAAAGATTATATTAACGGGTTTAGACTAGCTGTAATGCCTGTTATAAGAGCAATAGAATGCGCTTTAAATCGTGACTTCTTACTCGAAAGAGAAAAGAAGTCTTTTTATTGGGCTTTTGACACCAAGGAAGTCACTAAGGGCGACATTAAGACCCGTTATGAAGCGTATGAGATAGGGTTAAGGGCAAACTTCCTGCAACCTGACGAAGTGCGCTATATGGAAGATTTAGAGCCTTTAGGATTTAACATGATGAAACTAAACCTAGGTGATGTATTCTTTAACCCAAAAACAAGGGAAATATACACACCGAATACAGGCAAAACCCAAAATATCGACATGAAAGGCGGTGGTGATGATGAAAGTTGAAATAAGGGCTGACGGGGCACATATTAGTGGCTATGTTAACGTCACAGAGAAAAAATCAAGGCCAGTAATTACACCTAGGGGCAAAGTTATTGAGGTAATTGAAGAACGAGCCTTTGAGAAGGCCATTGAAAGGGCAGGGTATATAAACCTCACAGTAGACCATGACAACACGCATATCTATGCCAGCACAAAAGATGGTACATTAACGCTCTATGAGGATGCAATAGGACTTCATGCTGATGCACTGATTAGTGATGAAAATATTATTGAGCTCGCTAAAAAAGGCAAAATAAAGGGCTGGTCTTTCGGTATGTATAACGTTGTTGACGAGTTAGAAGAAAGAGCAGGGGAACTGCCAATAAGACGTGTAAAATCCCTAGACTTAGATCATTTGACCCTTGTTATAAATAAGCAACCAGTATATTCGGCCACTAGCGTTGAATTAAGAGCTGGTGAAGATGTTGACATCGAGGAGAGGGCATCTGAGCATGAAGTAAAAGTTGTGATCTCAAAGCAACCGATTGATTACTCACAATACGAAAACAGATTAAACAGTTTAAAAGTCAGCAAATAGCTGGCTTATTTTTATGCAAAGAAAGGATGAGGATTATGGAACTTAAAAAACTGATGGAACAAAGAGCAGATTTACAGGCAGAAATGGAGGCTCTTTTAAATACTGCCAAAACAGAAGAAAGAGCCATGACAGAAGAAGAAACATCCAAGTTTGACGAGTTAGAAAAGAAAATCAAGGCTATTGATGGCACTATCGAAAGAGAGGAGCGTGCAAGGAAGATGGAACACAAAGAAGTTAAGCCTACTGAAGTAGAGGAAAGAGCGGTAGTAGAGGAAAGAGCATTTGCTAACTACATCAGAAAGCAATGTGGGGTTCATGTTGAGGAAAGAACAGGAGAGCAAAACCTAGACATGGGGAATAATGGCGCAGTAATCCCTGTAACAATCGCACAAAGGATCATCAGAAAAGTAGAAGAAATTGCACCGGTATTGGCGAAGGCGACTAGGTTCAATGTCAAAGGTACGCTAAAAGTGCCTGTATGGGGCAAAGCCAATACAACCCATGATATTACTGTAGCTTACCAAACAGAATTTACAGATATTACAGCTGGTAGCGGCATGTTTACATCTGTAGATTTATCTGGCTACCTTGCAGGGGCATTAACCTTAATCGGTAAGTCTGTTGCAAATAATGCTGATGTTGATGTTGTGAATTTCGTAATCAATGAAATGGCTAAAAAGATAGCTCAATTCTTAGAAGGAGAGCTATTAAACGGTAGTGTTGACAAGGCTACTGGCGCGCTTTCAACCAATACTACATTGAATGCAGGATCTACAACAGCTATTTCAGCGGATAATTTAATTGAGCTACAAGCTAAAATCCCAACTGTTTATCAAGCGGATGCTTGCTGGATTATGCACCCATCTACATTCACAACTTTAAAGAAGTTAAAGGATGCTACAGGCCAATACTTGCTGCAAAATGACTTTACTAGTGCTATGCCATATAGAATACTAGGCAAGCCAGTTTATCTGTCCGACAATATGCCTACTATCGGTAGCGGTAACAAGGCTGTATTGTACGGTGATTTAAGCGGTCTTGCTGTAAACTTCAGAGAGGATATTTCAATTCAAATACTGCAAGAAAAATATGCTACAATGCACGCACTTGGAATTGTTTCATGGTTTGAATTTGACTCTAATGTAATCGATCATCAAAAACTTGCTGTCCTAGTAATGAGTGCGACTTAATATGGCGGCTTAATTGCCGCCTATTTTATTTACGAAAGGAGAATGACCATGTATAATACCAAAAATTACACCGAACAGGGCGGGGGAAAAACTGTAATCGGTGGAGAGATAGTTATAGAGGGAAAAATCACCGTTGCAGACAGTGGCCAAGTAGAAGGTATTACAGGGGTAACAGGTGCAGCTACAGAATCAACTCTAGGTGGCATTAAAGCAGCTGCCAAGGATGTTGGTGATACGGTCGAAGTTAAAATTGACAGCACTACCTCAAAACTATATGTAGCACCACCAGCATTAGCGACAGAAAATGCCGCAGGATTAGTAAAGATGGCTGCTAATGTGGCTGCTATTGATGGTGGGACAGTAACAGTTGAAAGATTCAACGCATTGTTAACCGCTTTAATTAATGCTGGTATAATGGCAGACAAATAATAGAAAGGGCGTGATGTCCTTGAAAGTGAGCGAAATAACCATAAATGATGTTGCTCAGTACCTAAAATTAGAAGAAGGGGAATATTGCGATATTGAATTGGCGCCTATGTTAACAGCTGCCTGCCAGTTTATAAAGTCATATACAGGACTTTCGGAAGAAGAAATTGACGAACACGAAGATTTTTACATTGTTGTGATGGTGCTATGCCAAGATATGTATGACAATAGAAGCATGTACGTTGATAAAAACAATCTAAACAAAGTAGTTGAGACAATATTGGGTATGCATTCAGTAAATTTACTGTAGGTGATAATATGATTAATCCAGGTAAATTAAACCAAAGAATAAAGATATATAAGACTGGTACAGGCTATGACGATTATGGAGAACCGCTTGATGGAAAAGAAGTAGTCCATGAGTGTTGGGCTAGTGTAAAAAATAAAAGTGGTACAGAACAATTCAAGTCAGTTACTCCTTTCAGTAAGGTAGTTACTAGCTTTTTAATCAGATACACTAAGAAAGCTATAGATACTACTATGAAAATAGAGTTTCAAGGAGAAGAATACAATATTATCTATGTAGATAACTTCAATTTCTCAAATGAATGGATAGAGATAACTGCTGAGAAGGTGACGTAATGGCTAAAGTAAAATTCAAAGTCGAAGGAATGAAAGAGCTACAAAAAAGCCTTAAGAAACTCGGAAAAGTACCTCAAAAACACGTGACTAGCAGCGCTAAAAAGGGCATGAACATCGTGCTAAAACAAGCCAAACAAGAAGCACCTGAAGAAACCGGAGCATTAAGAAAAGGCATGATACTTAAGGGCGAAAAAAGCCGGCACAAAGCTAAAAAAGTGTATCAAGTAATCTTTGACCCGAGGATGAATGATGTTTTTCAAAAGCCGGTGCAGAATGTTGGTGAATCAGGAAGTCCAAATGCAAAGAATCCAGCGTATTACCCGTACTCGCAAGAGTACGGGTTTTTT